GTGTGGTGTTTGTTTATCACCCACCATCACACTCTAACAACTAAAGTTTTTCATAACTATTTTACTACTTTGTCTCAAATATTCCCGGTAAAACACTTTCATTACTAAAAATATCTTTAGTCCTATTATAGTTGATGACATAACACTGACATAAGTACACTAAATGGTCAGGTTTTGGTACTGACCCCTACATATTTTATCATGCAGACCCTGTGGCTTCACTAAGCGTCGTCTGTTTATGTGTGCCTTTTTCACACTCGCTTTTACCCCTACAGTTGTGATCTTTATAATTAGCACATTAGCCGTAATGTTTTAATCCTTGGGCAACAGGAACTAATAAGTAGCAAGTGATTGTAACAGTGCTTGTGCCTGTAACAGGCTACTATACAGTAGCCCAGTACAGGTTGTCAGCTTCTGTGCCATCTTCCAAGATGACCTTGCTGTCAGAACATTGCAGTGGCACTTGCTCACCTGCTTTAAATGTTCCCCAGTCTTGGTCACCCTTTGACACCATTGCAAACTTTACGTCTGCAGTTTGAACTCTCACTTCTACAGTCTTACCATTAGATAGTTTCACTGCCTTTTTAGCACCTATTTCCTTCGTAGTAAATAGGATTGCCTTTTCTGTTTCTCTGAAAAAGTACAACATAGTAGTTTGTGCAGGGGGTTAATCCTGCTATATTTAAGGAGGGGAGTAAGTTGGGTATAACCCCACCCACTGCAGTACTTATAATAGTACCAGTACCGGTATAATTTTTACCATGAGTTTTTGTCCCCGGAAAGTATTGTTTGTAAACTTTTAAAATTTTTTGTATTATTGTAGGTAATTAAAACCAATTGTATTATGGAAAACCAAGAATTAACTCCAGAAGAAATTCAAGAGAGAAAAGAAAAACTGCTTACTTATTATAAGGAGCAAGTAGAATTTTTAACTGTACAGTTTTCTTATGAAAAGCTTCTTACTGACATTGATGAGCAGAGAGCAAAGAGGGTTCAGATCCAAGCTGCTATTGCTAGTATGTTAGCTCCTGATGAAGAAGAGGAAGTTGAAGAACAACCAAGAACTTTAAAAAGAACAAAGTAATGGCTTTAGTTAATCAGGTTACAAAGAAGGTTAGGATGTCTCTTACTTCTATTGTAAAGTATCAATTACTTACTTATTGTTATCTGAATAATATTTCTATTACGGAAGCTGATTTAAACTGTCTCACACTTTTGGCAACAGAGGGTGAGACAGAGTTAAATGAATTTTGTAAGTTGGGGTTTGATAACGATATTTTTAAAAGTCCACAGTCTGTAAGGAATGCTATTACTAAGGCTGAGAAAAAAGACTTGGTTGTTAAGCATGGGGATAGTAGAAAAGTTATTAAGATTAATCCGGAGTTAAATGTGCAGACTACTGCTCCTGTACTTTTGGATTTTAAATTTGCTGCACTTGAATCCTAGAAAGAGTAATACGTTGTTGAAAGAGGTTGCTGAGGAGAGCGAGCTTGATGTTACTTTGGTTACTAAGGTAGTGGAGTACTATTGGAACCAGGTTTATAAGAATATTGTTAACTTAGAGAACACTGGTGTGCAAGTTGCAAATTTTGGTACGTTTGAAGTTAAGCCAAGGGTATTGGATAAGAAGATTGAAAGCTTTACTAATTATTTGCAAGATGAAAAGAATTTAGTTTTTAGTAAGTATCATACTTATAAGTATATTGAGATAGAACTTGAAAAGATGCTTAAGTTAAGGGACCAACTTGATAAACGATATGAAGAAAAAAGGAATTTCAAAAAAAATAAAAGCAATAATAACCAATCGTAAAAAGATTGCTGAGGGTTTATGGAATTATGCTAATCCTAAAGAGAGCATTGAAAGAGTAGCTTCTTATAGAAATAATATTTGTTTATCTTGTCCTTCTATTGATTTGAGAGGTAGTAGTTGTATAGCACCGGGGTCTCAACCATGTTGTTCACTGTGTGGGTGTTCTCTTAAATTTAAATTAAGGTCTATGTCTTCTGATTGTCCTGCTGGATTATGGAATGCTGTATTGTCTGAGGATGAGGAGGACAAACTTTATGAGTAAGATAAATATGGATGGTAACGGATACATGTTAAATGTTATTCAAAGAATTTATAAGACTAAGAGGTATAAGGTTAAGACAGAGGAAGGGGAGGAAGAATATGAACAGCATAAGTTTGTTAAGGAAGTTAGAGTTAAGAGATGGTTCTTGAAGGATAGTATTACAGCGGTTGAAGAATACTACGGAAGTAATAATAAGCCTGCCAAGAGAAGGTGTATTATATATGATAGATACACGGGAAAAGATTTTCCTGTTGCACACTCAATGAGTGATATAATTGAATTGTTTAATGTAAAATCAAATAAAGTTGGATATGGCAGTAGTATTTAAATCAGAAAAACATGAATATGTTTCCCAAGATCCTAGTGAGAATATAAAGTGGACATCAGTCACATCTTTTATTTCTCAGTTTAAACAACCTTTTGATAAGGTTGGTGTTGCCACGAAAGTATCAAAGTCAAAGAAATCAAAGTGGTATGGTAAGTCTGTAGAAGAAATTCTTGAGGCTTGGAAGTATCAAGCTGATGTAGCTATTGATAGAGGTAACTGGTATCACAATCAGCGTGAAGCTGATTTATTGTCTATTGATAGTATTTCTAGATATGGTAAAGAATTACCTGTTATTAATCCTATTATTGATGATATTGGTAAGATAGCACCTTCTCAGAAACTTATGGATGGTGTATATCCAGAACATTTTGTTTATCTTAAATCTGTAGGTTTATGTGGACAGTCTGATTTAGTTACTGTAGTTGATAACAGAGTAAATATATTGGATTATAAGACGAACAAAGAAATCAAGACGGAATCTTATGTAAATTGGGAGGGGGTTTCTCAGAAGATGGTGGGACCAGTGGTGCATTTAGATGATTGTAATTTTAATCATTATGCATTACAGCTTTCTGTATACATGTATATTATATTGAAGCACAACCCTAAATTAAAACCAGGTAGTTTAACATTACATCATGTATTGTTTTATGAAGATGGTCAAGATGAATATGGTACTCCAATTTTAAAAAGAGATGAAAACGGAGAGCCTGTTGTTAAAAAAATTGTACCTTATGATGTACCTTATTTGAAAGATGAGGTAATTACATTAATTAAATATAAGCAAAATGCAGACTAGATTGTTTGATGTTCAAAATGGTAAAGTTGTTCCAACGGAACACTGTTACACATTGAAGTTTTTAAAGGATATTATGGATGAATATCCAGATGATTATATGAGGATATATTCATATTTGTTTTACATGACATGTCCTAACCCAGATATTAATCCATTCTTTAATGTTATTGAGAATGAAAAAGAAGAATTGATATTGCAAGAAGTGGATGCTGAGTTTTCTGTAGAAGATGAAGTTATAATTCATGCACTTGTTATGTGTAGGAAATTATATGAGACACCTACGTATAGAGCATACATGGGTATTAAAGCTATGCTTGATAGATTAGCGAAGTATATGGAGACTACGCAAATTGAGCATGGAAGAGATGGTAATATTACAGCATTGATTAATGCAGCTGCTAAATTCCAACAAATAAGGGAATCATTTAAAGGTGCCTATAAAGATTTAGCAGAAGAACAGCAAAGTCAGGTGCGTGGTGGTCAAGGTTTAGCATATGATCAAATATAATTATGGAACATTTGTATAATTGGTTATTTCATTATAATCACCATGAAGAAAAATGGTATGCTTTTTTAAGAGATGATGTTAAAGATTATTTTAATGAACCATATCCAAAAGCAATTAAAGCTAGAACTATTGAAGTTTTAGTAGAAATAATTAAAAGGGCTGAAGGTAAACACGAGAATATTAATTCAATATTAAATGAGTAATTTTATATCTGTACCTACTTGGAAGAATGGTGAATGGTACACTACTGACTTTGAAACAAAAGAAGAGTTCAGAGATTATATATTGGTATTATTTAAAGAACCGGGTAAGTATGGATTTAATCAAGACTCATTAATATTTAATGAAGAGGGTCGTAAATTTGAAAAAGATTCTGTTTACTGTATTGCACCTTTTAGATCAAAAGATTTTATAAATTATTGGGATGAACAAAAAAAACGATGTCAAAGCGGTATACTTGTACACTCTGGTTCTGTATCTTGGTACATTACTAGGGATTATTATATGTGGTTAAACTTCTTACCTATCTTTAATAAAGAGATACAGAAGTTTGGATTTGCTAAAATTAGAGATGCTCAGTATCATATGTCACTCTATGAATTATTAGCAGAACTACATCATAAGCACGTAGCACTTGTAAAAAAACGTCAGATAGCTAGCTCATATTTTCATGTTGCTAAGTTACTAAATCAGTTGTGGTTTGAATCAGGGGTCACCCTTAAAATAGGTGCTTCTCTTAAAGATTATATAAACGATAAAGGTTCCTGGAAGTTTTTAGATGAATATGCATCATTCTTAAATGAGCATACTGCTTGGTATAGACCTATGAATCCTTCAAAGGTTTTGTTATGGCAGCAGAAGATTGAAGTAAGAAAGGGTAATCGCGTTACTGAAAATGGATTGAAAGGAACAATCCAGGGTATGTCATTTGAGAAATCAGCTACATCAGGTGTCGGTGGTCCTACTAAGTATTTCTTTTATGAAGAAGCAGGTATTGCGCCTAAGTTAGATCAAACATATGAATATATGAGACCGGCCTTACAATCTGGTATGATTACTACGGGTATGTTTATAGCTGCAGGTTCTGTGGGAGATCTTGATCAATGTGAACCATTAAAGAATCTTGTATTTAATCCAGAGATAAACGATATCTATGCAGTAGAAACAGATTTGATAGATGAACATGGTACTAGAGGAATGGCCGGGTTATTTATACCAGAACAATGGTCTATGCCTCCTTTCATTGATGATTATGGTAATTCACAAGTAGAAGAAGCATTAGCTGCTATACGTGAAGAAAGAATCAAGATGAAGAGAGAATTGCCACCAGAGCAATATCAGTTAAGAATATCTCAGAAACCTACTAATTTAAAAGAAGCTTTTGCTTATAGGAAAGAATCTGTATTTCCTGTTAATCTTGTAACTGCACAGTTGAAAAGATGTGAAGATAAAGAATATCCATATGAATTGATTGATTTATCCAGAGGAGACTCAGGAGAACTTGTTATAAGAGAATCAAACAAACAACCAATTAAGGAATTTCCAATACCAAAGAATACTGAGAATAAAGAAGGGTGTATTGTAGTTTGGGAAAGACCTAAAAGAGATCCTACATTTGGTATGTACTACGCATCAATTGACCCAGTAGGTGAAGGTAAAACAACTACTTCAGATTCATTGTGTTCTATTTATATCTATAAGACAACTATGGAGATAACAAGAGACGATGGTCAAGAAGTTAAAGTAGAATTAGAGCAAGATGGTATAGTAGCAGCATGGTGTGGTAGATTTGATGATATTAAAAAAACACATGAGAGATTAGAGTTATTAATAGAATGGTATAATGCGTGGACTCTTGTGGAAAATAACGTTTCTTTGTTTATACAATACATGATGTCTAGAAAGAAACAGAGGTATTTAGTTACAAAGGATCAAACACTATTCTTAAAAGATATTGGATCTAATAGATCTGTACACCAGGAATATGGATGGAGAAACACTGGTAATCTATTTAAGAACCATCTTATATCTTATGCTATTGAATATTTAAGGGATGAATTAGATCAAGTCACTGGTGATGATGGTAAAGTATATAAGACAACATATGGTGTAACTAGAATCCCGGACCCTATGTTATTAAAAGAAATGTTAGCATATCAACCAGGTGTAAACGTTGACCGTTTGGTTTCTTTTTGTGCATTAATTGCATTTGCATCAGTGCAACAATCTAATCGTGGTTATGTAAAAAGAAGAGAGGATGTGAACAATTCTTTGGAAAATACATCAAAATTATATAAATTTAAAGTGAGTCCTTTTAGACATATTGGAGGTACAAGTAACTTTAATACAGTAAAAAAACCTAAAAGAGCTTTTAAGAATTTTAGATAATGAATTATTATACAAATACAACTGACTATAAGTTATTAGAACTCAATTACTTATATTATGAGTATGAATCTAATCAAGAAGTTTATTATTTAAACATTGAAGATTTACAAAATAACCCCGCAACTAATATAACATACAATGCAAGTATATAACGCTTTACAAGTCAAAGCAGGTGCAAAAGTTGAGCACAATAAAATGGGTACTCTTACCCAACCTATGCAATTTATACCCAAAAAAGAAAAAAATGATGAGTGGACTGCATGGAATTTAGATTGGTTGGAATGGCAGGGTATGAAACAGATTAGACGTAATGCACGTAGACTGTTAAAGAATTACAAATTAGCCAAAGGTATTATTGATCGTGCTGATTATATAGTTGAAGAAGATCCAGAATATGCTGACTTAATTGAAACATTAACAAAAGAAGATTCTTCTGCACTTGAATTAAAGTTTTATCCTATTATTCCAAACGTAATAAATGTTTTAGTTTCTGAATTTGCAAAGAGAAATACTACAGTTACATTTAGAACTACTGATGATATTTCTTACAATGAGTTATTAGAGCAGAAAAGAGCAATGGTAGAATCTAAATTGTTATCTGATGCGCAGCAGAAGTTAGCAATGAAGATGTTGGAAATGGGTGCAGATCCTGAAGATCCAGAAATTCAACAAGCTTTATCTCCAGAAAGTCTTAAATCTTTACCTGAAATAGAAGGATTCTTTAAGAAAGATTATAGATCTATGCTTGAAGAATGGGCAGAACACCAAATGCGTGTAGATTATGAGCGTTTTAAAATGGATGAATTAGAAGAACGTGCATTCCGTGATATGTTAATCACAGATAGAGAGTTCTGGCATTTTAAAATGAATGATGATGACTATGAAGTTGAATTATGGAATCCTCTTGTAACATTTTATCATAAGTCACCTGATGTACGTTATGTATCTCAAGGTAACTGGGTTGGTAAAATTGACATGATGACTGTAGCTGATATTGTTGACAAATACGGCTATTTAATGGATGAGGAGCAACTAAGATCAATGGAAGCTATCTATCCTACTAGAGCAGCAGGATATCCCATAGGAGGGCAGCAAAATGATGGATCTTACTATGATGGTACAAAGTCACACGAGTGGAATACTGGACAACCAGGTTTAGCATACAGACAATTTACTTCTTTGTATGATGGACCAACAGGTGGTGGAGATATAGTTGAATGGATCTTATCTGAATCAGAAGACTATTTTGATTACAGAAATACAGATATGCTAAGAGTAGCTAGTATATATTGGAAGACACAAAGAAAAGTAGGTCATCTTATCAGAATAGATGAAAATGGTGATGTAATCCAGGATGTAGTAGATGAATCTTATGTTATTACATTAAAACCAATCTATGATACTACAGTATTTAAGAATAAGACTAAAGAAAACTTGATTGCCGGTGAGCATATTGATTGGATTTGGATTAATGAAGTATGGGGAGGTGTAAAAATTGGACCTAACTATCCGGCATATTGGGGAATGAATAACTATTCTCCAGATGGTATTAATCCTATATATCTTGGAATTAATAAACAAAAACCTGGAAGAGTACCATTTCAATTTAAAGGTGATGCAACCTTGTATGGTTGTAAATTACCAGTTGAAGGTTCTGTATTCTCAGATAGAAATACAAAGTCTACATCACTTGTAGATTTAATGAAACCATTCCAGATTGGATATAACATTGTAAATAACCAAATTGCTGATATACTTGTAGATGAGTTAGGTACTGTAATTATGCTTGATCAGAATGCTTTACCAAGACATTCATTAGGAGAAGATTGGGGTAAAAACAACTTAGCAAAAGCTTATGTTGCAATGAAAGATTTCCAGATGTTACCATTAGATACGTCTATTACTAACACTGAGAATGCTCTTAACTTCCAACATTATCAAGTATTAAATCTTGAGCAAACTCAAAGATTATTATCAAGGATCCAGTTATCAAATTACTTTAAGATGCAAGCCTATGAAGTAATTGGTATAACTCCTCAGAGAATGGGTCAGCAAGTTGAACAGGTTACTGCAACCGGTTTGAGAATTGCAACTGCAAACTCATATGCTCAAACAGAAGTATATTTTATGAATCACTGTGATTATTTGATGCCCCGTGTACATCAAATGAGAACTGATTTGGCACAATACTATCATAGTACTAAACCTTCTATCAGATTGCAATATGTTACATCTACAGATGAGAAAGTAAACTTTGAAATTGAAGGTTCTAGTTTTTTACTAAGAGATTTCAATATCTTTGCTACAACAAAAGCAAATCATAGAGCTGTACTAGAACAATTAAAGCAACTTGCAATTTCTAATAACACTAGTGGTGCTAGTATTTTTGATTTAGGTAATATTATCAAATCTGAATCAATTGCTGAAGTATCTCACATTCTTAAATCTGCTGAAGAGAAACAATTAGAGTTACGTCAACAAGAAATGCAACAGCAACAACAAATGCAACAACAAGCAATTCAAGCACAACAACAAGAGCAAATGATGAAGTTGCAATTTGAACAGCAAGAAAATGATAAAGATAGACAGAAGGATATCTTAGTTGCACAAATTAGAGGTGCCGGTTATGGTAGCACTGAAGACATTAATCAAAATCAAATGTCTGATTATCAAGATGCTTTAAAAGAAATCCGTAGATCTGATGAATTTCAGCAGCAGATGGAAGTAAAGAAAGAAGGTAATGCTATTAGACAGGCTCAAGGTCAAGATATGATTAATCTTAAAAGAGAAGAACTTGCAACTAAAAGAGATGTTATGAATAAACAACTTGAAATTGCAAGGACAAATAAGAACAAATATGATAGTAAATCTAATAATAATAAGGGCTAAGAATAATTAGCCATATAGTGAGAAGATTTGCATATTAACATAAAAATATTTTAAGTTTATAATTTTCTAAATATTATATTCTTAATGTAAGACCAACAAAAACCAAAACCAAATTATATGAGCGGCAATTTAAATGAGCAAACCCAAGTATCTCAAGTAGACATTAATCTAGATGAAATATTTGGTGGAACTCCTGGAGCTGAAAGTGTAATGCTTCCAGATTCAGGGGATTCTGAAAAAGAAAAAAAGTCAATATTCTCAACTTCTGAAACAGATTTGAGTTTTATTGATGGAAGTAGTGAAGATTCTGAAGTAGCAGATGCTAGAAAAGCAGTAGAAGAAATTACTGCAATTGTAGATGATGCTGATGAAGATGATTCAAATGAAGAAAAATCTACTAAAGGGAGGCCTAAAGTAGATAAGAGTGGAATGGTAGAAGTTATTTCTAAATTAATTGATGAAGAATTTCTTATACCATTTGATGATGACAAAGACATGTCTGAGTACACTCTTAAAGATTGGGAAGATCTTTTAAAAGCTAACTTTGAAGAAAGAGAGCGTAAAGTAAAAGAGCAAACCCCAAAAGAGTTCTTTGAATCTTTACCTGAAGAACTTCAATTTGCAGCTGAATATGTTGCAAATGGAGGTAGTGATCTTAGAGGTTTGTTTGGTGCATTAGCTGCATCTGAAGAAATCCGTGGTTTAGATCCTACTGATGAAATGGATCAAGAGCAAATTGTTAGAGCTTATTTACAAGCAACTAACTTTGGCGATGATAATGACATTAGTGAGGAAATTGAAACATGGAAAGATTTAGGTAAGCTAGAACAACAAGCTGCTAAATTTAAACCAAAATTGGACAGAATGCAGCAACAAGTTGTTGAAAGAAAACTTGCTGAACAAGAGCATTTAAAAATGCAACAGCAAGCAGCAGCTGAACAATATATGGATAGTGTATATAAAGCACTTGAACCAGGAGAAATAAGTGGTATTAAGCTTGATAAGAAAACTCAAGCAGCACTTTATTCTGGTTTAGTACAACCAAGCTATCCTTCAATATCTGGTAAAAATACAAACTTGCTTGGACACTTGTTGGAGAAGTATCAGTTTGTAGAACCAAACCATGGCTTAATTGCTGAGGCACTTTGGTTACTATCGGATCCAAATGGATATAAAGAAAAGATTATGTCTATAGGCAAAAATAAAACAGTAGAAAGCACTGTTAGACAGTTAAAGACTGAACAATCTAATAGAATAGCATCTAGTGTACCAGAAGAAAAAGAATCAAAGATGTCTCGTAAGTTACCAAGACAGAAGAACATCTTTTCAAGATAAGCAAACAATTTAAAATATAATATAAATTATGGCAACTCCAAGTTTGAACAACGGTATTTTCCTACGTGATACCAGCTACAAGGCTAGCTCACACGTAGATTCATACCATTTAGTGAACATGCTTAAGAGTGCAGAACCTATGGATATGGGTCCTGTAGATCTTTGGGCTATGACTCAGAAGGTAGAAATGCCTCTGTATCAATTTTCTAGTTTTGGTGGTAAAAACATTATCAATGTTGACAACCACAGAGGTGAGTACAAGTGGCAAGTACCTGTAGCTCAAGACCTTCCTTACATCATTGAAGACATCCAGTCTGCTAATGTAACTAAAGGTGTTGACGGTAGCACTTTCCAGATCAAATTGAACAAGCGTACATTTGGTCATGGTGACATCATTACTTATGATAAGTATAATGGTGTTGAAATGTACATCACTGCTGATGACATTATCCCAACTGGTGATGGATTTATCTACACTGTACAGTTGGTAAACAATGACAATGCTAAATATTTGGATAACAAATATCTTGCATCTGGTACTAAAATCTTCCGTAAAGGTTCTGCTCGTGGTGAGTATGGTGAGCGTTTCTCTGATATTGGAGAATACTCTGCAGGTTTCCGTGAGTTCTACAACTTTGTAGGTGGAGCTGAAGCACACGTGCACTATTCAGTATCTAGTCGTGCTGACTTGATGTTGAAAGGTGGAATGAATGCTGATGGTACTGTTCCTGTAACTGAGATCTGGAGAAACTTCGGTACTACTTCTGATCCTTCTATTACTAGTTTGGAATCTATGGTTCAAATCATGGGTAAAGATGCAGTTAAGCGTGCATTTGATAATGGTGATTTGTCACGTTCTTTCTTGACTAAGATGGAAGCTGCTCACTTGACCAAAATTGCTTCTGACATTGAAACTTATTTGATGTGGGGACAAGGTGGTAAGATTAAGCAAGATGGTCCAGATGATGTACGTCTTTCTGTGGGTTTGTGGAAGCAGTTGGATAACTCTTTCAAGCGTATCTACAATAAGTCTAGCTTTAACTTAGATTTGTTCAAATCTGAACTTTATAACTTCTATGCTGGTAAAGTTGAATTTAAAGGTCCAGATCCAAAGCGTCAGTTGGTAGTTCAAACTGGTATTGGTGGTATGAAGCTTGTTAATGATGCTATCAAGCGTGAAGCTATCCAATCTGGTTTGGTTATTCAGGCTGCAGATATCGGGGCTATTTCTGGTAAAGGAATGGACTTGAACTTTGGTTATGCATACACTAGCTACGTTATTCCTTTCTTGGCTAACGTTAAGTTTGTATTGAACCCTGCGTTTGATAACTTGCATACCAATGATATTGAGAATCCTATTATTGATGGTAATCCTTTGTCTTCTTACAACTTTGTTATCTTTGATGTAAATGACAAAG